CGAGAGACGACGCCCATGAGCTGCTTTTCGAGCGTCTCGTTGCGATCCTCCAGAAACTTGAGTTCCCGGCGAAGCCGCAGTTCGGCTTCCTTGCGTCGCTGACGACGCGACTTGCCCTTGGAGGATTTCTGTTTCTCCTCCTCGGCCTCGTCCTCCTCCGACGCGCCGAGACGAGTGTCGGACTCCTCCTCTTGGTCCTCGACCTCGTCATCGTCGGAATCATCGTCGTCCGCTTTGCCCTTGGACTTCGACTTGGCTTTGGACTTGCCCTTCAACTCGACGGGCTCGGGCGCGCCATCGTCGTCCGCGGCGCCGTCGGGGAGGACGTCCAGGTTCTTGGCACTGTCGGTGACGATGACGAGTTCTTCTTCTTTCTCGTCAATCTCGTCCTTTTCTTTCTCTTTTGGCATTCAGATTCTCCTGTGGTTTACTTGATCAACTATTTTAAGTACGCGACCATCTCAAGGGGGTCGCCGTCGATCTCGCCAACCAAATCTAGATCGTTGAAAATCACGAACAGAGCGGTATCGTACTTCTCGGCGCCAGGTACCCGCACTTCCCATCGGTCGCCGCCATAGATGGGACAACGGACGAACATGCCGGGCTTGACCCACTCGCCTTCAGGCCAGGTTTGCAGGGTGTCACGGTTCTTGAACGCCACGGGGCCGAGGGCAATGACTTTCGCAACCTGAGTGTTCCAGCGCTCAGTTTCGACGGTCTCATCTGGAAGAAAGAAACCGCTTTTCGTCTGCTTCATCGGAGACCGAATCTGCACGAGAACCTTCGACCCGAAGGGCCTGAGTCCTGCCTTGACCTCCGGGAACGCTTCCGCGAGGGAATCGTAATCCAAGGAGCTTCGCGGCGACGTGCCGGGCGGTTCTGCTAGAAGCAGCTTACTCGTTTTTGTCATCTTCCTCCTCCTCCAGCAATTCTTGAATCCACTGCTCGACGTGACTTAAAGCCTTGATGTACCCGTGATCGACGCCGGCCTTGAAGACCACCTGGCCCACTGGGCCGGGGTTTCGGACGGCGTTAACTGAGTATGTCTTGGCTTCACCCTGCAACCGTGTGAGTAACTTGTTAAGCATGACACTACCATCCTCGGCCTCGGAAGTAAACTACTCCCTATGGGACTCCTTCTCCTCCCCATGGGGGACGCTGCCCTTACCACCAACCACACCCTCGTCCCAGTCTGTCTTCGGGACCTTGGGACCCAGCTCCTTGTCACAATCCTGAGTGGCCTCGTTCTCGACCGCCAGGTTGTAGTGCTGTCTTGTGTGACTCATATCTCGATTCCTCCGTTTACCTTTACCGTATTGAGGGGCCTTCAACATTAGATCAAGCCTGTGGAGATTTGACCAATCAGCGGCTCGGATTACCGACCAACCTTAGCCTTTCGGCCGCGAACCCGAGGGATTTTTATCTGATCCCGTTCCGGTCGCTTCAGCTACTTTCTCCCCAGACTTTATTTCAGCCGCCGCGACCCGTAACGCCGTCACGTTGTCTTGCGTGTTTCGGCGCTCATCGGACGCGATCTGTTCGGCAGCTCGCTCGTCCTCAGCCCGTTCTTTCTCGCCTAGCTCGCGGAGTCGAGCAGCGTGCTCCTGAGCTTTGCGTGCAGTTTCCTCGGCTTCATGGACGGCCACCTCCCGCTCTTTAGCTGAAAGCTTTGCGAACTCCACTTGGGTCGTGATTTGACGTTCCTCACGTTCCGCCTGGAGGTCAATAACCTTCTCTTCCTTCCGTTGCGCAAGCTCCTCTCGCTTGAGCTGCGCCTTTTCTTTGTCCGACCGATCCTTCTGTTCGATGGCCGCACGCTTGTCGGGATCGCTCGGCATCGACTTCGGCATGAACTGCTCGATGATCTGCTGCGCCATCTGGATGACCATGGGGATACTCTCGGAGAACAGTGAGTCTGCCCTTCGGAGGACACCCTTGGAGACCGCAGCGAGAGTCTTATCCAGCTCAGCGCGAGTCTCGGAGTCCCGCTCCCGCATTACCAGGGTCATGCCGTCCTCGGACGTATCGAGCGCAGCGCGAGTGAGCTGGTAGAACTCGTTCGCGTACCAGAGTACGAGATGCTCCTTCATATGGTCCAACGCGGCCGGCATGAACGTCGGCGCGATAATCGGAAGCTGCCCGAGGAACGGGGTCATCATAAAGTCGATCAGGACTTGTAGGTGCGAGAGATGGTCCTGCATCGGGAACGCCGAGACCGGCCGTCCCAACGCCATGGCGACGTTCTCGTTGACTTGGTTCATCTCCTCCGGCTTCGGCTCCGGGATCAGCAGACTTTGCGGATTCGGTATCTTGGCGCGTTCGAGCAAGAACAGCTCGGTAGCGCGGACGTTATAAATCTGCGGAAGGGCCGTGGCCCGATCCGCGACGATCTGAGCCTGCGCGATGCGCTGAACGTCGCTGAAGATTTCCGGATCGGCTGTCGGTATGCAGTCGAGCGGACCCTGGAAATCCTCGTGCGTCGCCAGAACCTCCCCGAAGTCGTCCTTGAGTTCGCCCTCCTCCAGATACATCTTGTTGATGCGATGAAGGATACGAATGAAGTACGACATCGAGTGGAACATCCGCAAATGGATAGCGGACATTACCTTCATGCCTTCCTCGATCAAGGCGAGCGTCGTGCCAACCGGAAGGTTCTTGTTGTCCTCCGAGAGCTTGTCGAGCGCGACGTGGATCGTCTGCCGCCCTTGGTCGGTGAGGAAGCCGAGGAGCTTGAAGAGTGTCTCGGACGGAGCGTTGAACGGAAGCGGCATCAGGAGCTTGCGAATATCCGGATCGACGGCGGCGACTCCGCCCTCCAGCTCCATGATCTGCGTCGCGTTGACCGTCTTCGACTGTCCGGAGAAGTTCGCGCCCTTGAGGCGGACCATCGTCGGAATGTTCTGGATGTGCGCGGAATCGAGCAGTGCCCGTAGGGCTCCGGTCGCCGCACCTGCCATCGAGCCTATCGCCTGGCCGAGCCCGACACCCTGCGCTCCACGCCACGGGAAGAAAATCCACTCGACCATCCACTGCATGCGCTCGAAGAACTCATCGTCCTCCTCCCAGTTCCGAACGATGGCCACGACTTTCGAGGTCGGCCAGTCGATGGAAATTCGATAGGGCGCGGGCTTGCCGCCGGATAGATCGTCTCCCAGGTCTTCGTAGCAGGAGATTTCGAGGACCTGCTTGAGACCATCGGCGTTGAGAGGATCGACCTCCTTGCCTTCGATCTTCTGCGCGGCCTTCTCGGACTCGGATTCGTCGGGGACTGACGATGTGCGCGACTCGATGGCCCGATACATGCCGGACCGAACCCTGATCTCGAACTCGTCCTCCGTCACGGGCTCCCAGTAACACTGCCGCTCGGCTGTGTAGTAGTTGGCCGCGGACGAGGGGATCGACACAAAATCAAGAGGCACGAACGTAGGAACCGGGCGCATGCGCCTCTTGGATTCGTCCGGAGTCAGGCGGAGGTACATGGCCCCGCCAAGAGGAAGCTGCGTAAGGAGCTGTTCGACCTCAGATCGTAGCTCCGGCATCTGGAAAACGCATTGCCAGTTCATGTACCGTTTCTGACGGTCGCCGCGGCGTAACCGCTCGGGATCGACATTCTCGCCCGGTACATGCATCTTGACCGGACCACTCGGAGGCATCAGCTCGCGGATCGAGCGTGAAGCGAAGTCGATGACGGCTTCCATGAGCATCGGGTGAACTACCCGTGATGCGCCGTCGAAGTTTGCGCCGCCTGGGGCCTCCTTGCCTAGCCCCGTTCGCTTGGTCGCCTCGGCGTACTGCTTGTCGCGATCCTTCCGCGACTCCTTGTCTCGCTCGACGTGTTCGAGGAGGCGGGTTGACAGGGCTTCGAGAACGGTCTCATCGAAGTCATCGACGATGTTATCGTAGAACTCGCGAGTAACCTCGGCTTCGGCCTCGCCTTCCAACTCGATAATCGCTCCACCATCCTCGGTCATCTCGACACCCTCTGGAGCGGCGTCCTCTTGGGCATCCAGTTCTTCGACGATTCCTTCCATCACGGTCTCCTATTGATCATACGGATTCCTTCGGGCCTCTCGGTCCTCGATCTCGTCGCGTGCGGCCAAGTCCCTGGCGGCTTCCTCGTCTTCCTCCATACTTATCGGTCCGATGAACCGATCCAGAAAAAGGCGCAGAGCCTGCGTCGTAGTATCCAAGAGGTCGTCGTGCTTGACGGACCCTGGTCCTGTGTACGTACATACCTGCGTAACGACAGGCTCCGCCCACTGCTTGAACTCCCCTTTACGCTTCTCGCTCTCGACTGCCCAGACCCGTCCGTGAGACCAGAGCGGCGATACGTTGTGCAACCGCTCCAGCTTGTCTGCTCGTCGGGGATTATAGCCCTCGGTAAAGATTTCCTCCACTGCTAGGGATTGACGCAAAGAGATACCACTCCCCTTCTCCTCTATGAGTATGAGGTCGATCTTCTTCCCCGGAGGTCCGGGTCTCTGGCTAATGGGGACGATCTTTGGACGGAGCTTGAGGTCATGGAGCCCCGCTCCATACCGTTTTCTCCGCTCTTTCTTGACTCGCTTCATGAGTTGGGGAAGCGTTAGCCAGTCTTCCCAAGCGTCGAGCAGTATGATATGCTTCTCCGTTTTCTTCTTACCGTTCGGCTTCTTAACTGGCAATTCAAACAGGCCCCAGACGGTACAAGCAGTGGGATCCCTCGTCTGCTTTTTCTTGTCGAACGTCTTCTCCGTGAACGCTGTGTCTAGCGACAAAATGATGAACTTGAAGCGCGGTAGGGGCTGATCCGCCTTCCAAACGCGCCACTCGGATCGCTTGACGAATCCTTCCTCCTCAGGGTCCAGTACCTCGCCATGCAACTCCTGCCGGCCGACCTTCGTACCCTCGTACTTGGCGACCGACATGAAGAACATCTTCGGCAAGTTTGCCTTGTTCTCGTACGTCGAGCCGACGACGTTAATGACCTCCGGATTCTGCACCAGCTCCCGAATGAACGGGCTAGGCTTGGGCGTGCCGGTAACGAGTAAACGGGGGTGGGGTCCAAGCCGCAGGCCGAACATGATATTGTCCCAGGCTTCTTGCGGGTACAACCAGGACGCGATCTCGTCCAGCCAGCCGGCAGCGGCCTGAGGACCTCGCAGCCGTTCCGGCGTGTCTCCTGCGAAGCCTCTGATCACGCTCCCGTTCCAGAGGGTAATGGAGGGCAGGGCGAGGTTCTTGTCGACAATCAATGGGGGTGGTATAACGGAGTAAAGCCCCGTAGGTCCCTCGAAGCAGACGTAGCGTACATCGTCCTTCGTTGGCGCTACCACATAGTACCGTGAGGTAAACGACGCAGCCTCCATCCCCAGCCAGTTGCTTCCAACGAGCGTCTTTCCCCACCCTCGACCCGACCGACACATCCATATCTGTTTCTCGAAATTTTCAAATTCCTTCGGCGGCAGCTGTTTTACGCGGGCTTTTGCCCTCCACATCATCCTCCACCGGAGAAGAAGCAGCTCCTCTTCAGTGAAAGATGCGAGAGTGTCTGAGTATTGGGATATCTCCTTTTTCTGCTCCGGTGACAGGAGATCGAGAACCGGAGCGTTATAGTCCATCTCCACCCGGTCATAGACCGAGGCAAAGTTGACCGTAACGGAGCGAGCGTGATGTTCGGTAGCCGGCATCAGTCGGTGATTTTATTGAACTGATGACGAATCCACGCCATGTCGGCGTAGGTCATCTGCTGACTGGTATAGACCCGGACGTACCCTTCCAGATCCTCCTCAATCACTACGACGTGTCTGAGGGTGGGAAGCCGTTCGACGGCCTTCTCCAGCATCACCCGAGGCGTGGCCTGGAGTCCGGGGAGCATCTCGACCTTTGAGCCTTTCACGCAACTGTCTCTCCGCTTTGTTCTTGGCTTTGAATGCCTTGCTTCGGAAGACTCGTGACCCCATCGCGAAACTCCTTCATCACTT